TGATATAAACGCTTCTGGTCCTAAAGTCTTATCTGAAGAATATTCATAACCAATGTCAACAATTCTAATTTTTTTAATTCTACCGATAGTTTTTGACTGTGCAACTATGTTAGCATCTGTACCGCTTTCACTAGATACTTTAGTAAATTGTGGTAGTTTTTTATAATTAAAACCTGGTGATAAAATCCTAAAATTCTTTATTCCACCATGAACATTTGTTGATCTTGTTGAGTACTCAAGTTTATCACATTGATCACTTGTGTATGATAAAAATTCAGGAACTTTTGGTGAGAATTTGAAAGTATCATCAGTAACATTTGAAATCTTATATTCTCCATTATATTCACTATCAATAAATCTAATTTCAGAATAATTAGGAACTTCAGTGTCAGCAGTGCTTATATAACCACCTTTTGTCAAACCGTAATATAAAGTTATTGGTGTTGATTCAGAGAATTGAACACTAAGTTTAGCACCCTCTGGATCTGTATTATTTGTTCCGATACCTATAGTTCCTGCAGTTCCAACGTTAAATGAACTACTATCTTGTGAACTTAAATATTCATTAGTTAGATTTCTATCATAGAATAATTTAAAATCAAAATCTGCAAGTGTGGTGCTAGAGAGTCCAAACGTTAATTTTGAATTTTTAACAACATCAATTCGAGGATTTATTGGTGCTATAGTTTGTGTTCCACCAGTATTAGCGGTCACAGGTGCTACTCTTATTGGATTTGCATTTAAATCCTCAATTGTTTCTGTAAGTTGGAATTTTCTGCTACTTACTTTATTGATATAATATTTACCAGTGCTTAAACCTGTTGCAGAACCATCATAAAAAACTTTATCTCCTGTTTTAAATCCGTGATCGACAATATCAAATTGATTTGTCTCCACATCAGATGCTGTAAATGTTAGTGGATTTATAATTAAAATATCAAATTCAGAATTATAATTGACAGCAACTGGTATTGTGCTTCCAGATCCAACTATTAAATTTGGAACCACATTCATTTTTACAACATCACCTTCTCTTAAATTGTGTTTTGTTGTATTTGCAGCTGAAACATTTGTGGAAACTGTTGTAATAACTTTATCAACATCACCTGTAATTTGTTCTTTTTGTGTTTCTATAAAATATAATGAAGAATTGATACCAGCATTTGAACCTTTACTATAGAAAAATAATCCTTCACTAGTGCTACCAATTCCAACTCTTGTAGTTACTAAACCAATATTATTGATTCCTTTATTGATAACAAAAACTTCAGTTGAATTATCACCCAAGAATGGTAATTTAAATTCTGTTACAAATGGGGTTGTTCCTACATCAAATCTATTCGCACCATTTCTCTTATTCAAAATTACTTTTTGCCCATTTTTAAATGGATGATTTGGAATACGAATAGTTCTTGTTGGAATAGAAACCTCATTTACCTGCCCACCTATAAATTCTTGTACCTTTATTTCACCACCTGCAGTTGTTCCAACACCAACTGATTGAGGTCCATTAAAGTAAACAATATCATTTAATTCAGAAACAAACTTTGATGTTTTGACTGGAATACTTATTTGATTATTAAGTATATCTACTGTAGATCCTGTAGTATGTGCTACACCTGTATGTCTTTGTACTCTTACTAAATTATTTGCAGGAAATACATTTATCACTCTAACAACTTCTGGAGTACCTGCATTACCAGAACCAATACGAATTGAACCGCCAACTGATATATTATTAGGAATATTAGTTAGAAGAATATCTTGAACTAACCCATTAGCATTACCAAGTGTCATATCTGACGCTAAACTGGTAGAATCTGTCGTAACACCAACATTAAATGAATTTGTTAAATTTTTTACATCTGTACTTAAACCAGATATTGAAACCGAATCTTGATCATTTAATTCAATAAATGGGAAATAATTTGCTACAACCTCATTCTCACCTCTCCACTCAAAAATAGCACCGTTAAATGGTGTTACGACGGTATCAATACGTGATATACCAATACCAACTATTTCACTTACCTGTGCTTTAAATCCTGAACCATTTGTACCTTCATCATCAAATTCTGTTAAATCTCCTATTTTATAATCCTGTCCACCATTTAAAATCTCAATACTATCAACGTCTCCCTTTGTTACAGCTTCGATTACTGATAATTGTCTTATCTTTTCATAAGACTCAATTAAGAAATCGTTTCCTGCAAAAGGTTCATCAACATTATAAGGTAAAGTATTTCTTCTAAGACCTGAATTATTGAAATCAAAATCTTGATTTAATAGTTGATTTTCAATGATAAATGGTGAACGATAAGTATTACCAATAAAGTATGGATAAACTCCCTCTAATTTGTTAGTATTTGAACCTAATTTTACTGTTGCAAAATATGCGTAAATTCCATTTGGAAACTCAGGAGTTTTACAAAATCTTCCATTATGGATATCAAGATCTCCTGAACCATCAAATATATTATCTTCAACAAAGAATCCAGCTGCGTACCCTGAAGGTCTATTTACAACATTTGTAATATTTGTTTTATATGATGATTGAATTATTTTTAATTCAGAGTTTATATCATCTGCCTTTGAGTATCCAAAAGGTCCATAAATTGGATTACCATCATATGCCCAACCAATAATTGGAGAATGACCTGTTATTTGATTAAATTCTCCGTTTGAATTTACAGTGAAAGTATTTTCAAAATTAGCAGCGGTGTCTTGAGAATATCCTAGTATACCAAAATGTAATTTACCATCCTTTGTTGATAAGTAAGAATCTCCAAATCTACTTTGATTATTTAATGTAAGACTTCTAACTCTTGCGGTAAACTGTCCATTCTGTCCTCTTGGAAACGCTCTTACCTCAGTTGATACAGAACTGTAACCAATACCAGGATTCGTTACTATCGCATCAATTACAAATCCATCTTTAATTACGGGACGAACAACTGCACCAGCTCCAGAACCTGTGGATATAACTCTAACTTCAGGACTTGAATTATATTCTCTTCCTCTGTTTACAACAGCAACATCAGTAACTCTACCACCAACAATTATTGGTTTAAATTCAGCAAATCTACCATTTTCAATTGATACTTTTGGAACAACTTGTTTATCTAATGTAACTGAACCATAGTTTGTTCCCTCTTCATAAAGATAAGCTCCGATAAGTTCTCCAGTTACAACAGGTGTTGCTATGATATCACCTGTTATAGTAGAACCATATGAAACATTAATATTTACTTTTATATCTGGATATTTAAATATTTGAAATCCTTGACCGCTATTTTCAAAATTAACATATTTACCTCTATCAAAATTAACTTTTGAAGTTGCACCAATTCCAGCATCTGCTAGTTGGAAAGTATCATCTGTTAATTTATTAATATAATAAGAGGATGTTGTTGACATTCCTTGTATTGGAGATGTCTCTGCTGAATATTCAACTATTTCTCCGTGTTGAAAACCGTGATTCTTAAATGAAACAACATTCAATGATGTAGAGATACCTGCAGGTTTTACTCTTAATTTACGATGAGTATATCCTGAACCTTCTTCTAAAACTTTAATTGCAACGAGAGTATTTTTTCTGTCAGTTTTAAACTTATGAATACCACTTGCAGCAGTGTCTGTTGATAATCCAACAGTATTAATTCCAGCAGTTCCGAATGTAGCGTCTGTTGGAGTATTAAATATTCTGACTGTTGTTGGGTTAACAACTCTTACATAATAAGGAGCACCATCTGATAGGGTATCGTTGATAATATTTTGAACATCATATGCTGTGCCTATACCAATAGGAGTGTTGTTGTTAGCACTGTAATAAACTAATTGACCATCTTGTAAACTATGTTCTGATTTAAATGTTATTGTTTCATTTACAATATCAACTCCACCATTAAAAAATACATCTCTACTATCAAAATTTAACTCTCTACTCCTTTCACCTAGTATGGGTTGTAAAACACATCCACTACCATTACCACCAGTGAGAGATATGCTTTGAACCTGATCAATATCAAATTCTTGAGGGTCTACGAATACATCTTTTACTGTACCCACGAGAATTGGTTCAGCAGCAGCACCAATTCCACTACTTGTTTCTATACCTATGATTGGTGGTTTTATAATATCATATCCACTTCCACCATTTAGTAAGTCAACAGACTCTAATGAACCATAATAAATTTGATTGTCTGAAATTGGGGAACGAATATTAACACCATTGATTAGTATCCCGATATCATTTGTAGGAATATCTTGTTGTGAAGGAACAAATAAGTTTTGAGATAAAGGTATTTTCTTTAGAACATTATCTGCCTCAAGAACTCTACTTGCATGTCTTTGTAAAACAAAACTATGAGTATCTGTTGTAGATGTTGTAGGACCTACTTGAACTGTGCTTGCGGTTCCAATTTGTGCGTTTGAGTTATATAATCTTATTTTTGACACATTTTGATTAGGACCTGGTATGACAGGATCAACATAATATGTTCTACCAGTATCTAAACCAACTAAACTTTCACCACTTGGTTGATATACAACTGGATCACCTTGAATGAATTTAATATCTTCACCTGGAGGGGGTGTAAATTGAATAAAACTATATTTTTGATTTAATGAATTATATCCATCTAAACCAGTAGCAGTGCTTCCTACTAGAACTTCTTCAACTATGTTAGTTTTTATATCATAACTTGGTAAAGAATTTGATGCAACATAACCATCTGTATTACCATCAACATACACAGATAATGTATCCGCAATGAAATTATTATTTCCTTCGGCAAGAGTTACACCTGAACTTGAAACTTTTTCAACTAATCTACGAATATCATATTGTTGGAATTGAACTGGAGTAAATCCTGCAATATTGGTTGCATTTATTTGATTTAATGTAACATCAATACTTCCAACTACACCACCACCAACAACAGTTTGTTCATTTCTTTCTAATATTTCAAATCTATCTCCAACTTTTAAAGAAGACTTATCAATTTTTGTTTTAAGTTTGAAAGTAGAACCTGTGATTTCTACCTGAAATCTAGAAGATGTATTATAAATCCAAGAATTTGCAAAAATTTGTTTGTAGTTATTAGCATCATTTTCTATTTTTTCACCAATATTTTTGACAAATAAATTTTCTCGTTCATTAATCAAACTAATATCTGATATTGGAACTAATTCAGATAAGACACCAGTGATTCTTAAATCAACTCTTTTTGATAAATCTCCATTTTCATATCCAAATATAGTTTCATTTGAACGTAAATCAGACGCAGTTGCAATACCTACTCCTACACCTGTGCATCCAAAGAACTGATTGATTGATTTAGATGTATAATTAATATTTGTATTAGCACCTGCGATAATTGTACCTGTTGTTCCAAATCCCACTGTCGAATCAACATCTATTATTGTTGCACCAGCAACTGCTCCCCCTACAACTTTTGTCTTACCTGGTATTGTAAATGTACCTTCAATTAAGTCACGGTCACTAAATCCAACGAATAATGCAATTTTATAATAGTTTTTATCCTCTCTTTTTATAATCTCTACTTCTGATACTGATGCATTAGTGGCTAAATCAGTAGATTTAAATATTGTTTGACCAGTTAAGTTTTGAGGTTCTCCAAATGGTGAAATTAGGTCAGCTACAATAACTTCACGACGTATAAATTCAGCGTCAGATGGTTTTATTAAATTACCTTCTAGGTCAAGTATTTTTGATTCAACACCATAAAGAACTTTAAATAAAATTCTTATTGATTCCTCAACACCTTTTGATTGATAAAAAGAACGAGCAAATTTTACAAAGTTTCCAACATCTAATTTTTCTGAAAAGTCGTTATTTTCTAAACCTGGTAAAAATGTTTTTTTAAGTTTTTTGAAAAATTCTTGTATGAATAATACTGATAAATTTTGAACTGATGAACCGACAACGTGCGTATTTGCATGTGTATCCTCAAATTTCAAACTTTCACGATTGATTTCAAGTAGTGATGATGATATGCCAACGTTATATCCAGTGATACCACTAAATCCACGAATACAACCTGTGAATGAGGTTGAAGTTATACCAGTGTAAGAAATTATTTCATCATCAACTTTAAGTAATCCATACTCAGAGGGAAATCCTTTTGTACTCGGAACATTAATAGTAGTATCTGTTGTAGATATACCTGCAGTTACTGTAGTAACACCAACGATAATTTCTGGTACTAAATTATCTGCCTTTAAATACTGATCAAAATTAGAAATTAAATCGCTAGGTCCACCTTGAAACTCTTGAGAAATATAATATTGCTTTAAAAATTCAACAGCATTTGGAAAATCATCCAAGACAAAATCAGGTAACTGATTTTCAATAATCGTATTGACTTGTATTCTTTTGTCAATGTGTGACATAAATTATTTCCTCTCTAAATCTCCATTAGAGTAACTTGATGTATAGTAATCTCTTGTAAATACAACTCCTGAAACATCCTCTCCCGAAGCGATTACGTCCTTAACTGTATTTATTGTACTATTCGATACATCAAAATTGAGATATAAATCTTTTAATCCAACAACATCATTTGATTCAGGGAATGCCTGAACCTCAATTATATTATTATCACTTACTGTTGATGTAAAGTTAATAGTATTCAATATAACTTCACCCTTTTTATAGTCAACCATACCAGCATCTTTTATTAAAACTACTTGCTGACCTTGATTATTCTTCGTGACAACAGAAAGAGTGCCTTTTAAACTACCGTCTAAGTTACCAGAAATATTTTTATTTGGAACATCAGTGATATATGCAACTTGTGTAAATCCGTTTATGGTGAATCCTGTACTCTTTATATTATATCCTGCTGGATTAATATAAAAACGATTACCAAAACATAACTCATATTGAGCAAACTGATTTAAAAGTGCTTTTAAATCTCTTCTTACAATGATCTTTGTAATGTTAGATGTAATACCATTGTCAACACGGTCAATTAACGTATTTAATTTACTGTATTTAAATCTACCACCAAACTTGTTTATCTCAACATTATTTGCATAATCATTTAATGCACTGACAATTTCAGTTTTAAGGGAATCTGATGATGCTACTTGTGCTGTATTGTAATATACGTTACTCTCTATTTCCACATATAGTATCTTTAAGTCAACAATTTCTGAATTAATACCAGCGATAGCGTAGTTCTTCAATCTATTTTTAATCTGAGATTTATCAAAATCAGATACAAATGTTCCATTTTTAGGTTTAATACTGATTTGAACTTTACCAAACTGTGGTGGATCTAACTCCTCTCCACCAACCACAGCAACAGACTCTGTAGCAGGGAAAATTGTTTGAATTATTGCCTCATAATCTCTTGGTGTAACTGCCCTGTATTGTGCTGAGTAAAGTCTTGGAGCGAAATACTTA